CACCATAGCTATAAATTTTTTCAATATATGTTTTTTATTTTTAATATTCATCATAATCTCAAATACCTAATCCTTTCGAAAATTTAACATTTTGTTCCTTCGTTTCCAATCCTAATTTTTTCTTTGCATCTTCTGTTTTAGATTAACTATATGGAATGTAAATTTTAATGATTCTACAACTCTTACAGACTCAGATGATGTTTTAGATTAACTATATGGAATGTAAATGGGTGGGAGATATGGCAACTATCCACACATGAAATTGGTTTTAGATTAACTATGTGGATTCAAAATTAAATAAACAAAGAAAGCACTTACAAACATGTAGGTGCTTTTGTTATGTAAAAAAATAGAGGTGATTAAATGAATAAAGATATAGAATTTATTGCCTGTTCAATGAGGTTAAAAATTTTGATACAAGCAAGAGAAGACTTAATTGAAAATATAAATAAATATTCAACTAAGTCTTATGAAAAAAATATTGATAATTATAAAAAATTAGATATGATTTTCGAAGATGCTATAAAGTTTGAAGCTATACTCCTATCATCTTTAAAATAACACTAGATGCAACACTGCCTATAACTTCTAAAGAGGCGGAAGATGCAAAATTACCTAATTGTTTTTTAGTTTTATTCCAAACAGTGTCATCTCTTATATTGTCAAGATAATCATAACCAAAGGAGGTTATCCTCTTAACAATATAATGTTTATATAAGCATCTTTGAACACCCATTGGTGTAGCTTCAATAAAGCCAACATCCAATAATAATTGTAAATGATAAGAAATAGTTCTTTCATCATAGACATCAGTCATGAAATCACTGATAGACATTCTATCAGCATCAGATTCTTCCATTTTGATTAGAATATCTCTTATCAATTCTAAATCACGTTTCATTATATCACCATCCTTTCATAATTAATTTAGGAAGTATCTACTAATATTTCCTAAATTAATTATAGCATGGTATATTAGGGAGATTTGTTTATATTAAGAATAATATGTGGATATTTTATGTATGTAGTATATGAACTAAATAGATAATATAGTAAGCACTTACAAATATGTAGGTGCTTTTATAAAATATTTGAAATGATAGCACATTCCCGTTTTGGGAACATGGTCAAAACTCAAACTATATTACTAGTATATTAAATATGTAGTATCAAAATTAAATAAAGAAAAGGAAGCACTTACTTTTGGTAGGTGCTTTTGTTTTGCTCAAATTTGGTCGGTTGGGTAAAATAATTAGAAAAAAAGATATAGCTGAGGTAGTGTTTTACGACGCTAGCTTCAATAAAATTTTATTTGCAAAATATTCCAAAATAGCTTGACTGTAACTCGTTACAATGTTATTATTAATGTAACGAGTTACAGAAAAGAGGTGAATAAAATAGCAACTAAAAGTAGAGCAGAGTATATGAAAAATCGTCGAAAAGATAAAAGAGGTTTTAGTGTACTTTTAGACAAAGAAAAGTTAGATAAATTTGATGAAGTGTTAGAAGAGAAGAATCTAACTAAGAAAGAATGGCTAGAAGAAAAAATCGACGAGGAACTGGAACAAAAGGAATAAAAAATAAGGGTCACTCCCACCGACCAAAGTTTGAGCAACCCTTATTGACGTATACTATACATCAACTAACTATAGTATACGTCATTCCTTAAAAAATTTCAATTAAGGAGTGTAATAGTTATGAAAAATTTAATAGTAAAAGAGTTCAATGGAAGTCAAATTTATACTTTTATGTGGAAAGAAAAATCTTGTTGGATAGCTAATCAAATAGTTGGATTATTCGATTATGCTGATGTATCTAAAACAATACAGGATTGCATAAAAGCAGAAGACTTTGAGATTGAACAAGAGTATGATGTATTGAAAGGAAATGAATTTAATGATTTTGTAACTACTTTAAATGTAGTCGCAAATAATATAATTAGTAATAAAGCTAGAAGTATAACTATTTTTTATGAAGATGGTTTATATGGATTTTTACAATACACAGACAAACCTATTGGTGTACAGTTTAGGAAATGGCTTAGACGAGAAGTTTTACCAGCTATTCGACAACATGGTGCATACATAACAAATAACGCTGACCCTCAAGCATTAAGAGAAAAAGCAAATGAAATAGAAAGTTTAGATACAGTTAATAAGACTATAGAAATACTAACTCCATTCTTAGATAATGCTGGAATAGATGAAAAAGCAAAATTACTTACAGCAAAGACTATCTACAAAAAGGCAGGAATAGAGTTACCTCTTGAAATAGAAGAGAAGGAACATTTCTTTGATACTGTACAAATAGCAACTAAGTTAAATGTTTATTCTAAGTCTAATAAACCTGCATTTCATGCAATAGGTGAAATTATTAAGAAGTTAGATATACAAGATAATGAAAAGTTAGTAGTACTAGAGAGTAAAAGAGGTTGGAGTGGAAGTGTCAATAAGTATTCACAGAGTGTAATAGATAAAATAAGACATTGGATAGAGGAGAATAATAGACCTACTAAGATACAAGGTGAGAAGAAGAATTTTCATGTGGTTTATAAAATTGAGTAAATTTATCAGTTGTATTAAATAATATATTTTAGTTTATTTTGGGGGGTTAATACAATGTGTGAGAATTTACTTGATATGGATAGAATAGAACTTATTAGAGAACTTGGAAGTATCTTTGAAAAAATGAGAAATGAAAATCCAGATAAATTTTATAGATTTGTAAGTTTAGTGAAAGAAGAATGTAGGAAAAAAGAAGAGAAAAATAAGTAAATAATATAAATAAAGCACTTGGATATTATGTTGTTTCAAGTGCTTTGTTTGTTAAAAAGTGGTATAATAAAAATATAGAAATCTATAAACACAAGTCGTTTTATATTAACTAAGTGGTATGTAAATCGTACAGATAGTATTGCATTAGAGGAAAGTTTAAAAGCGTTTTAGATTAACTATATGGAATGTAAATGTTTTTAAAGCTTCTTCAAGTTGTATTTGTGTATAATGTTTTAGATTAACTATATGGAATGTAAATCCAACTGAATAAACAATAATTTTATCAATTTCTTTAGTTTTAGATTAACTATATGGAATGTAAATTATTTTACAGATGAACAATTACAATTACTTCTTGAATGTTTTATATTAACTAAGTGGTATGTAAATAAAGCAAAAGATAGGAATGATAATTTTAAAACTCCAAACTTTTATATTAACAATGTGGAGAAAAACTAAATAGAAGAAAGAAGCACTTATTTTTGGTAGGTGCTTTTATTTTGCTCAAAATATTTTAAATCAATAGACTAAGTTCTTATTTTTAGATAGAATTATATTTGAATAAAGAATTTAATAGGGGAGAGTTCATTATGTGGGGAAAATTTAAAAAATTAAGTTTGTTGAAGAAAATTTTAGTGATATTTTTAATATACTTTGTTGTATTTACAGTATCAATGATGATTCATCAAGCGATACGAGATTCAAAAAATAGAGATGAAGTAAATGAAGGAAATATTACAAAAGAAAATATAATTAGCGAAAGAGAAAAAGAAGATATTTATAAACAAGAGATGCAAGCAAAAGTAGACTCTATGATACCAGAAGACTTAAAAGATAAAACAACATATTATGTTAACATATTAAACCCAACAAAAGGTGAGGGATATATAGTTAGTATTCAAGTGGAAAATTCTAGGTTTAATGATGAAAATGAGTGTAGAAACTTTACTAAAGAATTTGTAAACAATATAAAAGATATGAATGATATCCATTCAGTGAGAATAAGCTTTATTGTTGATGTGACACTCACTTATAATGTATTTTTAGATGATTGGAATAATATAAAAAATAATGTAAATTTAATTGATGATTTGGATTTCTCGTCTGGAAATTAGGTGAATACTTTATTTTAAAATTAAATCTGTTATATAGAAAGCACTTACTTTTTGGTAGGTGCTTTTGTTTTGCTCAAAATTGGTCGGTTGAGTAAAATAATTAGAAAAAATTAGTAAAAACTCTTGAAAAGTGTCGCGATACAATGTATAATTATATTATCGCGATACAGAAAAGAGGTGAAAATTATTACTGATAGCAGTAGAGCAGATTACTTCAAGCAGAGACGACAGAATAAGAAAACTTTTAGTGTTCTACTAGATAGAGAGAAAGTAGAAAAAATTGAAGAACATTTAAAAAAGCAGAACAAGACTAAAACTATTTGGCTTGAAGAAAAGATTAATGAAGAGTTAGAAAAAGAGGAATAAAAAATAAGAGACGTTCTCCCCGACCAAAGATTGAACATCCCTTATTGACGTATATTATATACACTAACTATAGTATACGTCATTCCTTAAAAAAATTCAATTAAGGAGTGTAATATTATGAAAAATGAATTAATGATGTTTGAAGAAAAGAAAGTTGAAGTACTTGAATATAATGGGCAAGTTTTATTTAATCCATATGATTGTGGAAGATGTTTAGAGTTAAGTGATAGTGCAATAAGAAATCATTTATCTAAAATGAATGATACTCAAGCTGTATTATTAAAAAATTCTAATGTCCTAGATAAGGACTTTAGAAAATTGCATAACACAGGTGAAAAGTTCTTAACAGAGAGTGGAGTATATAAGTTAATATTTAAATCTAAAAAAGAAGAAGCTGAGAGATTTCAAGATTGGATAAGTGATGAAGTACTTCCAGCCATTCGACAAACTGGTGCATACATAACAAATAATGCTGACCCAGATAAGTTGAGAGAAAAAGCAAGCGAGATTGAAAAATTACAGTTAGCTTACAATAGTACATCTATGTTAAAAGAACTATTAGATGGTGCAGGCTTTGACAATAAATCCAAACTATTAACAGCTAAAACATTATATAAGAAAGCAGGAATTGATTTACCAATAGAGATAAACGAAGAAGAACATTATTTTGATACAAAGCAAATAGCATCTAAACTGAAAATATATTCTAAGAGTAATAAACCAGCTCAGATGGCGTTTGTGAATTATTAAAAAGATTGATTTAGAAGAGAAGTAAAGGGTTTGGGAAATAATGGTTCTTGGACTGGTACTGTAAATAAATATACAAAGAGTGTAATAGATAAGGTAGAATTGGATAGAGGAAAATAATAGACCTGCTAAGATTGCAGGTGAGAAGAAGAATTATTATGTATTTTACAAAATGAGTAAATTTATCAGTTGTATTAAATAATTTAGTTTAGTTTTGGGGGGATTAATACAATGTGTGAGAATTTACTTGATAATATGTATATTGAAAAGAGAAAAGAAGAATATAGAATTAAACTTTTGAAAATAAGAGAAACAGATATAGATATATATAATAAGTTAGAAAGTATAGTATATAAACTTTCTGAGAAAAAATTAGAGAAAAATAATAAATAGACATATAAAGCACTTGGATATTCTACTGTTTCAAGTGCTTGTTTGGTATAAAATGGTATAATGGAGATAGAGAATTATATTAACCAAAAAATGGAGAAAATAGAGAAGATGATTTAGTTGACGCTTTATCAGTAGGAGTACCTGTAGGTAAGACAGAATCTCTAGTACGATTAGTTGGAGATGGAATAAGTGATACTCAAAAAAGTTTAATAAATAAAAGAGAATTTAGAAATATAACTCAAATTGGTGGAAATGGAAATGAGAAAGCATTTAGTGAAGTAGAAAACTTAGTTAAATAGATTAGAAGGTAGCAACTAGAGTTGGTTGTTACCTTCTTTTTTTATACTTTCTCTCTCTAAGTATTTTATTTTTCATATCTTCGAATACATCTAATGCAGTAGTATAAAATTGTATATTATTTCTATAAGGTATAGCTATTGGAAGAATGCCCTTGTTAACTAAAAAAATAAGAAGTACAATAAATAAAAGTGTCATAATCATTCTAATAAAATAATTAGTGATATCTGATAAATCAAATGTTAAGTTAATTGTTGTAGAAAATACAACAGCCATAATAGATATATACAAAGCAAAAATGGGGTTACTATTTTTTTGTAACTGTCCTTTAAGCCTAGATTGCTCTATTTCTATATCTTGAATACTTTTTATGGAATCCATTTCACTATAATACTTATAAACTTTTAAATAATATTTTTTATACTTGTTTAAAGCTTCTTCATTATCTTTAAGGTCTTTGTCACTTAACTCTGATTTAACTTCCCCAAAATCCATAAAATCCCTCCTACAATGTTATATAATATACTTTAATTTATAGCATATTTAAGAACTTATATCAGCAATTTGTCGAACGATTTTAGCTAAAAATAGAGTATAATGATAGGCTTATTATTTATAAGATATTATTTTTTATATAGTTATATATTTCTTTCTAATTAGATAATATAATGCTGTTGTTATAATGGCTACTAATATTATTGCTATTATTGTAATATCTAATCTTCTTGTAAATAAGCCTATTGCTATATACTCAAGACCTGTTACATAGCGATAAAGTACTTCTAGTTTAACAGTTTTTTTCTTATCTATATTTCCATATATTGATTCTAATTTATTAAAATATTTTTTACTACAAAAAGCAGTTTTAGGTTTAATTAAATATATTATTGTAGTTCCTATTATAACTATTATTCCAATAAGTATAAGATTGATATTTCCAAAATCCATAGCAGATACCTCCTATTAAATTTGCTTTTCTTAATCAAAGTATATCAGTAACACAAGTACAAAGAGTATCTAAAATATTACAAATATTAACAGGATAGATAAAACTATAGTAAAAATTGTAATAATAAAGCGAACGAAAATTATCATACTAAAACATAAGACATGTTATAATTGTATTAGATAGAAGATTAACATACACCAAAGCACTCCTTATAATAAAGAGTGCTTATTTTTTTGAAATTCATCAATATATAAACTATCAAGAACCTTATTCAACACACCTTAAAATCGATTTAAATAGCTCTTTTTGATAACATAATTTATATGATATAATAAAAAAATAGAAGTGTACCACCAATACACTTCTATAGCTATAACTAAGCATTCTCTTGCTGGGGGAGTGCTTTTTTCATTTCTCCAAACAACATTATTTACTTCATCAGTAATTATCAAATCAATCTCATTATCTTTCAAAATCTCTGTTGCAGTACAAATTAGATTATCTAAGTCAAAACTTCGAGTTATCTCTAGTTGTTTGTTATTTACTTCTCTTTTTAGTATATAAGTTTTAAAATACATTTATATCACCCCTTGTATTTACTCTTTTTTCTCTAAAAATATATTGATAAGTAAATATGCAACAAATAAAAAAATCTCAATGACACATAGTGTTATAGCTATAACTAGAAGTGATTGATTTTTCCATGCACTATAAGCTATGATGAAAAGAAATGTAAAAGTAAATAATGTATAATTCATAATTTTAACTAAGATATGACTTGTTTTCATTGTTAAGTACAAGTCTCTTTCATCTGTACTATCGTGTAATTCTTCAACAATGCCTTTTCTTGAAAAAGCATTACAAAAATTAAAGATTGCTATTACAATTAAAAGAAATGATGAAATTAGGAATCTTTTATCTTTTAAAATGCAATAAATAACTAAACTAGCACAACATAACACACAAACTATAATACCCACTATAAAACTTCGTTTACTCTTTACTTTCATGTTTTTTATCCTCCATTTCTTTATTTTCTTTTAAACAACATAGTTCTTCAATCGTTGTACCAAACACTTGTGCCATACGATAGGCAAGCATAAGAGAAGGGCTATATTGCTCTTTTTCAATAGAAATAATTGTTCTGTTTGATACATGGACTAAATCAGCGAGTTGTTGCTGTGTTAGACCCATATTTGTTCGAAATTCTCGTACTTTTGTTTTCATTCCATAACCTCTTTCTATATGAAGCTAACTTCATGTGAAGTTAACTTCATAATATCCTAAAATGAGTAAAATGTCAATCTCATTAGATAAGTATTATAAAACCTAAAAGAATAATATGGTAAAAATTGGATGGAATTATTTACCTTAATTCTCTTGTTTGTAAAACTTTATTGATATAGAATTTAACATATACATAAATCGGCAAAGGGGCGCGAATTATGAAAATTAGTAAATTACCAGAAGCGGAATTAAAAGTTATGAGATATATTTGTGAAGCTAACAAGGTATTAACTTCTAGGGAATTAGTTGCTGCAATGGAAGAAAAATATGAGTGGAATGAATCAACTACATTTACAGTTTTGAAAAGATTAGAGCGAAGGGAGTTTTTAAGTACAGAGAAAATAGGCAAACTTACACATTATAATATACTAGTAAAAGAGAAAAAATATCTAAGGTTTGAAACAAAGGAATTTTTGAAGAACATACATAAAAATTCAATTTCAAGTTTAATGTCAGCGTTACATGGTGAAGACGACGAAGTGGATGAAGATAAATTAAGTGAACTCGAAGAATGTTTTAAGAATTTGAAATAAGAAAATGACAAATTGATACATAATAAATAAAATGAAGGTATGAAATTATAACTTTTTCTACCTTCATTTTGTTTATTATTCTGAACATGTTAAGAAAATGAAATAAGTTTGTATTTTAGTTATATAAATTTTAATAGAATATGTATAGTATATAGTAGATAGAATGTATAAAAATAAAAACTGTTCAATAAGAATTAATATACATTAATTCAGCTGAATCCAATCAAAATACTTAAATAAAAGTAATCTGAAAATAACATAATTCAAATCAATTTATTCAAATAAACCTCAATTTATCTCAAATCTTAAGAAGTCATTAAACAAACTTGCTAAATTACAAAGAGAATTATCGAGAAAAACAATCGGTAGTTTAAATAGAAATAAAGCAAGATTAAAAGTTGCAAGACTTCAAGAACATATAGCTAATCAAAGAAATGATTTTCTACAAAAACTATCTACTAAATTAATAAAAGAGAACGATATTATTTGCATAGAAGATTTACAAGTAAAGAATATGATTAGAAATCGTAAACTATCTCGCTTAATTTCTGATGTATCATGGTCAGAGTTTATTCGTCAATTAGAATACAAGGCTAATTGGCATGGTAGACAAATTGTAAAGGTAGGTAAATTCTTTGCAAGTTCACAAATATGCAATAAATGTGGGTATAAAAACGAGGAAGTGAAGGACTTAAATATAAGAGAATGGATTTATCCTAGTTGTAATGAAACTCACGATAGAGATATAAATGCAAGTATAAATATATTAAAAGAAGGATTAAGACTAAT